CCTGTTCACCACAAAAGCACCACATATCATAAAACCAACTGGCAGTGCCATCAGGAGTACTAATAAACAAAGCCCACCCCTGTTTATCGGCTAGAGCAGGTCTAATTACCTCTGCCCATACATCTCGATCCATAAATGCTGCTTCGTCCAATACAACCCCTGCTAGGCTTCTACCCCTTAACGCCATAGCATTCTCTGTACCTTTTAACTCAATAGTTGATCCATTTATCAATTCCAACCTTAAATCTGTCTCATTTTTGCTTTGAACCCACACCTTCGGCACTAATCTCTTTAATTCTTTCCACGCAATATCCTTTGCCATCCGATAAGTAGGAGCACAATAGAAATACACCTCCCCAGGTCGATTGATAGCTCCTCTGAGCAGTTCAATACAGGATAAATATGATTTACCAAACCTTCTTCCTGCAACCAACACCCGAAATCTTTTATCACAATTAAATACCTCCCC